GCCGCGTGCCGTTCCATCACTGGCATTTCGCCATTGAGCAGGGTCCGGCTGAGCAGGTTTTTGCTGAGATTAGTCAGATGCTGCAAGGTATCCACCCGGCGCAGCAGGTGGGCTGTCCGTGGTCCAAGCAAGTCGGCGAGGGCGATCAGAAAAAGGGTTACGAGAAGATCGCCTTCATTTCGGACCTCAACGGATCAAAGGAACGTGGCGAATACGCGTATATCAAGCTGAACCCGGAGTTGGGGGGCGCCGAGATACATTTCCGGTCTACCAAGCAGAAGTCGCTCGGTTCGGTGGGCCAGAACATGCATGGGGTGTCGTTCGACGAGGCAGGGTTGGAGGTCAACCTCGAATACCTCATCCGCGAGGTGCTGCATGCCCGCCGGTTGGGTACGGGCGGCCAGTTCATCCTGATCTCGACGCCGTCGGCTGCGACGAGTAGTGACTTCGAGGATTTGTGGGTTTCTGGCGATCCGGAGGACCCGTTCCATCTGCCGCGCCGGTTCTCGATGCGCATGTCATCGCGTGAGAACGTCGGCTACGGGCTTGATCGGGAGTCGTTCGAGTCGTTGATCGAGGGGATGGACGAGAACTGGGTCGCCCAGAATATTGACGGATTCTTCATTCAGGCTTTGACGGCGTGGTTCAACGCCGGATCGGTCAGGGCCGCCTTCAACGAGGAGTTGCCCGCCGATGACCCACCGCATCCGAAGCGTATCTACATTCAGTCACTGGACCCGGGGCTGAAGGACAAGTGCTGGTCGCTGGTCTTCGATGTCCTGCCCGACGGAAGGGCGCGCGGGGTGCATATCGAGCGTCAGATTGGGAAACAGACGACGCGCGGGATCGTCGCGCTCGGTGTGCGCGTCCACATCGCCTATGAGGCCCGAGTTGAGGGTGATCTGGACGCGCGATCCCTAGTCGAGACCGGTGTGGACACTACGGCGCTTGGCGGGCACATGTTTCGGGAACTTCTCGAAGAGTCGATTCCGATCAAGAGTGTGGAATTCGGCGGATCGGCGAAGGTGAAGCGGGCAATGCTCAGTGATCTCCGGTCAGCTTTCGATGAGCATCGGTTGGAGATGCCGGTTGAGGGTTTCTGGGCGGAGGCTCGCAAGCAGTGTCTGAACTACAAATTGCTGGACCGCAAGACTGAACAGGACCTAGTCATGGGGCTGGCGATTATCGTCAAACTTATGCGGGCGGCTCCGCGGGCTGTGGACGACAAGCCAGCTTCGTTTGACTACAATACGACGTCTGATGTGCGAGTCAAGATAGATGATGGCATCAACTCCCGATCATTGCGTGCGAAAATGCGGGAGAGAAGTCGGGAGCGGCGCTTGACCGCGGAACAAGGGCAGTGATACGATGCCCGTGATGCCCACTGAGTTCGCCGACCTGACCTTGCAACTGGGCTTGGACCTTGCCGCGATGGGTGATCCTGATGAGACCATCCTCCAGCGGCAACTTGCTCTGCGGATCGCGTCTCTGGCGACAGAGCACTCGTTCTTCAAGACGTGGTGCGACCGCGCCGATGCGCTCTATTTCGCCACGACGTTTACACGCGGTGGCGCGGACCTCTGGGCCGATGATCCGAGCGCGACGACGCTGGGTCGATCCCATGTTTCGATCAATACGCCGGCGGCGCACGTGGACATCCCGGCCGCGTTGCAGGCGGTGAAGACGATCGAGAACATTACCGCCAATGAGGATTCCGACGAGGCTCGTGCCGCCGCTGCCGCGTTGGAGCGTGTGAGAACGGCATGGAAAGCTGCGGAAAAGTGGGACTTGAAGCGCCATAAGGCTGCGACGGTCAAGGGCCTGTACGGGCGCACGGCTGGGTTCGTGTACTACGACCGTGAGTTGAAGCGGCCGTGCGTGGACATCGTCCAGAACCCCCGAAACCTGTACCTCGGCTATCAGAGCGATGATTACGAGAAGGTCGAGTGGGCGGCGAACGTTACGTTGCGGGACCCGAACTCCCTGATCGAGCAGTATAGTGTTCGGTTCACGTCCAAGGAACTCCCGTCGGGCAAGCTCGTGCCGTGGGTTGGTGAGACCATGGTCGATCAGCCGCGGCCTGAGTTGAACTTCGGTCCGGCTCGGGTCGAGGTCTGGGATTACTGGTACCGCCGGCCGGTCAAGCTTCGCAAGTACGGCAACCGAACCAAAATGGAGACGTGGAACGTCGTCATCGCCGGCAACGCGATTGTGCGGGGCCCCTATAAGTATGCCGAGTACAATGGGCGCATCCCGTATCTGCCTCTCTACAACACTTTCATCCCCGGTGTCCCCGGCGGTCGGCCCGATCTGTGGGACGTGGAGCCCATCATCCGCGAGAAGATGACGCGGATTACGGCGGGCGCGCAGATGATTGCCGGCGCCACGGCTGGCGACTTCTGGCAGTTGATCGGGCAGGACGCTCCGAGCCGGACCTCGATCAAACCAGTGCGCAATACGGTTGTCGCCCCCGGTGCCGGAAACCGGATCGAGGCGATCACTCCGTTCATTGCCCAGTTCCAACTGGAGCAGTACCTCGGCCGGCTTGATCGCGAGGAGGCCGCCATCAGCGGTCTGAACGACCTGCTGTTGGGACTCGCGCCGTTGCAGTCGCTGTCGTCCTCGAAGGCGATCAACGCGTTGATCGCGAACTACGAGACGCGGATCGCCATGCGGCGGGGTCTGTTCTATGCATGGGACGGAGACATCTGGGAACTGGTCGTGTTGGTCTACGCCGCGGAGAATGAGGACGTCAAGTCGATCGTCAATGCCGGTGGCGGCACCCTGAGCATCGTCGATCCGTCGCTCAGTCCGCGGGACGAGGCCGAAACGGCCCTTCGTGCCGGCAATCTTGTCGGCGCCCGACTCTGGTCGCAGGCTCGCGGCATGGATGCTGTTGGCGTGGACGACCCGGAGCAGGAGCAGAATATCATCCGCAGCGAGCGGACTGACGCCACGATGTTCCCGGAGAGCGTGACGCTCATGGCCCAGTTGATGGGTACGTTGCAGAGTCTCGGGTTGCAGCCTTCGGCTGGTACGGAGGTGCAGGCGCAGCAGCAGCTTGCCAGTGGGCAGAATGATTTGCGCACGGCGCTTGGGGCCGGGGCTCCGCAGGGGGACACGGGCAGTCAGGGTCCCGAGATGCAGGGACAGATGCCGCCTGCAGGGTTGTCGCCGGGGGCTACGCCGCCCGCGGGCGCGCCGTTCATGCAGGGCCCGGCCGTCTCGCCGCAGACAACGCAACTCCAGAACATGATTCAGGGCGGCTCGATCAAGGGCCGTATCCTGACCAATCAGAAGTTGGGAAGGGCCTAGCATGCCGCTGAAGCGAGGGTCTTCGCAGAAGGTCATTAGCAAGAACATTGCCATTGAGATGCATGCAGGGAAGCCACAAATGCAGGCTATCGCAATCGCGATGCACAAGGCTGGCAAGGGTAAGCCCGGCAAGACCCGGCGGGCCAAGTAGTGGTCCGGCGTGGCGGCTATTCGCACGTTCCGCGGACGGCGCCCAATCTTGCGAACACAATCCTTTCGATTGCTCGTGAGATGGCGGCTGCGCAGGACCGCAATATCATGGACGCGTGGAAAAATGGCGGCGTCTTTGGGGGGAAGCCGGCCACGGACAAGACGGTGCTCTCCTATTGGCGTGGACGTCTTGATGATGTTGATCCGCAGGACCCGTTGTACGACACGTACAAGAATACGGTGATGCAGCTCGAATATGGCATCGAACAGTCGAAGCAAGACCTTCTGTATACGCAGGGCAAACTCAGTGATGGGCAATATGCCCAGTTTTTCATCAACTGGGCAAAGAAAGTCCCGCGTGATAGCGAATTCTGGCGTGTTTTGCAGAAGGACGCAGCGCAGCTCATGGAGCGTGCGCGCGCTTCGGGCGCTGCCGCGAGCAAGCGTCGGAAGACGGAGAGTTTCAATGCTTTCGTGGCGGATACTACTGAGAAAGACATCGCCATTGCGGATGCTATGACGAACGCGCTGGATGGTTTGTCCAAGTCTACGGGTCTGAACATTACGGGCAATGGGCCCCAGTTGCTTGCGACACTTACGCAGGATTTTGCATTGCATCCTGAGCAGTATCGTGTGCTTGACGACGCGTTGACTGCTGGCGATGTTGAGTTCAGTGGTACATTTACGTCGGCCTATTTCGGACGGGCTCTCGATTCGGCAACGACTGGTTATGGGCTGATCGCTGACCGCGCGAAGCAGGATGGGTTTTCTTCTGTGTATGATTCGGCGGCAAAGAACGAAGCTCAGATGTCGCAATGGGGTCAGAACTTCGATGTATGGCCGGTTGCCAAGAGTTACGACGCAGCGTACAAGCAGTACTCTCGTATCTGGGGCGATGCCAATGCGAGTTGGGCTGATCGACAGGATGCAGCAACGAAGTTCGCGCAGGTCGTGCAGAAACTTGCTGCGACGCCCGGTATCGACGCGGCATCTGTGACGATGTTGCAAGCGGATGCGACCCGGCTCTTGGGGCAGGATGCTGGTGACGCGCCGTCGTTTGGGCAGGCTATGCTGGGTCGTGGTGGCGTGACACCAGAGGTTGCCGCTGCTGTCGGCTATATCGACAGTCAGCAGGCGCTGAAAGACGCTAACCCGGGATCGTATGTCAATGCTCCCGTGAACGCGGACGGATCATTTGACCCTACCGGGCAGGGGCCGGTTGGGATCATCCCGGCGGGGTCTCTGCCGGCTGGCGCTCAGTTTGTGGCTGTCCCCGGGTTGACTGGTAAGGCATCGGTCATTGCTGTGATGCCACATTCCGTATATGCAGTTGACCCGAATGATCCGAATGCGACCCCAGTAGAGGTTGCGAAAACTCTGTCGTATCGTAATGGCGACGAGATGATTACGTTGACGGGATACGCGGATTCTCGGAACAACGAGCATTGGGGTGAGTCTACGCCATGGGCGGACGGAGTGACTTCTGCTGTGGACAAGAACGGCGACACCTATTTGACTTTGCCCGGTGGCGCTACGCAGGACCCATTGACTCGGGCCGCCGCGCTGGATAAGCAATATGGGACTCATCTTGTGGATCAGATCAAGGCGGGCTCTGTCAATCCGACAGCGGTTATCTATCAACGGGACAAGAACAACAGGATTACGGCGAAGATCACCGCCAAGCTTGACAAGGGTTCGTTCTCTATGACGCAGACGACGATGGTCCGTGATGCAAATGGTCAACAGATGGAGGGTTCGACGACGCCATTGTCGTTGGGCGTTCCAGCGGCTGATTTGTTCAAGGCTGCTATCTCCCCTTCGCGTGACGCTGCGGGAGATGTGCCCGGCGTGACTTTCTTGTCACCGATGCAGGCGGCTATGGATGCGGCTGGCTCGCGGATGCAAGCTGGGCAGATCGCCTTGCTTGCAAGCGATCCACTCTTCCAGTCGGCGTTTATCAGTCAGACTATGCAGACGTTGGGCATTCAGGACCCGACTGATCCACGTGTTGTCGCAGCGTGGACGGATTCGGTGGTTCGCCCGGTCAAGGATTTCAACACAGGTGTGGTCGCGGAGGCCAAACGAATGCAAGCATTCGAGCGCAGGGACCTCGAATATCCCGGCGCGCCGAAACAGGTTTCTGGGCAGGCGGCTCCATCCATTTCGATGGGGGCCACGTTGAAGGTGCCGACTATCCCGGCGGCTCTGTTGTCGCAGTTGCCGTTGCCGGGTACTACGGATTTCGGGGGTGGACGATCGCGGGGCGGCTCATGGGGCCCCGCTGGGTCGGCGTTGGCCCCGGTGCCGGTTGCTCAGGCTCCGATTGCTCAGGCTCCGATTGTGCCGATGGCTGCTCCAACGATTGCTCCTTTGATGCCGACCGTCATGCCAACCGTCACGACTATCCCGAACGCCGTCGTGTCGCCACTCAGTAGCGTGATAAGACCACCGGGTCGGGGTCCTTTGGCATGACGCTTGATCTTCCCAAGTTTGGCGGACCGGCAGGGACGAACAAAGCCCTGCCGGTGTCTACTTCGGCGCCAGCCCCGACCGGTGGGCTTACGCTGCCGACTTTTGACACTTTGGGTGGCGGTGCAACTGGGGTCAAGGGTTTCATGGGTGAGACCTCGGACGAGCATGCGCGACCCGGAGACCTGCCGTGGGACACAGTCGGCCGGGCGATCTTTGGGACGGCTGAGGAAGGTGGCGTCATCGGGCAAATTCCCATAGTGGGGGATATCGCGCGAGTGCCCGGGAACATCTGGTCTGGTGTCGCGGCCGCGGGCGGTTGGGGCATTGGGCAGACTGTGCAGGCTGGCGCCGAGGTTTTGGGGCGTATTACGACGAACATCAAAAACCCTAATGCCTCGAAGATCGACGTGAACAGATATGCCCCGACGCCACAGGACGCGGTTCGTCTCATCATGGATGTCAAGAAAGATACTGGCGGCACCAACATTTCCGCGCAGTTCATGTTGCTAGGGCGCTGGCAGCAGAAGAACGATCCCGAGGCGTTCAAGGCATGGCAGGAGTCATTGGCCGAAGCCCAAAAGCAGACGGGGATCGGGTCCAAGGCGGGTGATATCTTGGGCGGTTACGTTCGTCAGTGGGGCTCGATCTATGCTGACCTGACGCCGGAAGGTGTGACGGGTATTCTGGACACCATGCCGGAATTGACGTTCACCAATGGTGGGTCTGTTGGTGGGCAGTTCTCTGACGCCTTGCGACAACTTTTCATTCTGCAAACGAAAGTTGAGCGAGGCGCGGCGGCTAACAAGTCCGATATTCTAGGCGCCCTGCAGGGTAAGCATGTGGCTGGGCGGCTTGACGAAATTGTGGCGATGGACCCGTCCAAGCGGACTCCGATCGAGCAGCAGGCCGTTGACGGCCTACTGGAACTCGATTGGACGCCGATGCATGCCATGAACTTCCTGCTCTCCAAAGGACAGGGATACAGTTCGGACCCGGTGACTCAGATGGTTCTTGGTTTTGCGCTTGATCCGCTCTTGGTGGGTAGTCTCGGGGCGGCCTTGCCAGCGAAGATCGCAGCGCGGGTCGCGATGTACGCCAACACGGCAGAATCAGTTTCTCGAATCACGAATGCTTATCGTGCCGGGGCCCGGCTGATTGGGACGACCGTGGCTGACGTACGCGCTGGCCAGTTGGGGCCAGCGTTCAAGGTTGCTCGAACTCTCTGGGACCCCTTGTCTGCTTTTGGTGGAGGTCCCCATGCGCGAGCCAAGGTGGATGTCTTCGCGGCAGCCGGATTGAAAGCAACCGAGCAGGGTTTTGGGCGATCAGCGGTGCTCTCTGCGCGGCGGCTCGCGAAGCAATGGGATATTACGGAGGTCTTCGATTCTGCTCTCGGCGGCTCGGCCATGAACCTCATGCGAAAATGGACGGCCTCTTCGTTCGTGGAAAACTTGAACCGCTTTGCTGATGTGCCGGTACGTCGGATTATCAGTGAGGACATCATTCAGGCGACTGGCAAGGCTGCTGGTAAAGACGCGGTCTCACGCGCGGCCGGTTACGTATCGCGAGTCAAACAGTTCTGGTTGAACACGGCTGGGCGTGAGCAATTGGCCGAGCGCATGGCCAAGATGGGCAATCGCCCGATCGAGGAGGCCCGAGCGGCGATCTCCAAGATGACGGATGATGAGCGCGCCCTTTGGCATCAGAACACTTATACGTATGCAGACAGAGAATTTCACGAGGCTCTTGCTCGGATTCCACCGCAGGAATGGGGGCCCCTTTCTCCAAAACTTCGTGAATTGACCTTGCTGAATCCTCATCAATTGGATGCCGTGGCTGCGCAAGTTTTGAGTCAGGCGCTGACTGATGCCAAAACGCTTACTGCGCGGATCAAGCTCTGGAATGAGGCGGCCGACAAGTACACGGTGATCGAGGACATTGGGCGTGTAAACGCCGAAGCATCGAAGGCGATGGCGTCGCGATTGGACGATCTGACTCGCATCATCGAGGATGGGCATTTGCATACGGCGTTGGGCGTGGAGGAGATGTCTGGCGTTCCCCAGCAGTTCAAGAACGAATTTCTCGGCAGGTGGATGGACAGCGAGGGTCAGCCGATTTGGCGTCTTGGTTTCAAGCCTGTAGCTGAGCAAGCGACAGGGATGATGTATGGTGCCGATGGCGGTCTAATTGCTCGATTCGAGCCGAACATCGAGAACGTGGTGGATGCTATCCCAGTTTCCCCGTTGCGTTCGACGCCAATATTGGACGCTTTGGGGCGTGTTTTGCCAGAGCAGGTGACGACGGCGGTGGCCCGGGGACGCGATTCGCTGGACGTTCTGCTTTCGACCGCCACCGATGCGGTCTCGGGCGAACGTATCAGGATCAACATACAGCAGAGTTTCCGCAAGCAGATGCGTGCTGCTGGTTTCAGCGACAAGGTGGCCCAAGACGTCTTCCGTGTTAGTTGGAAAACCGCGCAGGAGGGTGGCAGCATCACTCTCGCTGGCCTGACTCCGACTGAGTTCTGGGCCGCCAGCGAGCCCTATCTGAAGGGGCTGGTGGATGCGAGGGTCGCCAAGTCGGATATATTCGCCATGCTGGCCAAGGCCGCTGGTGGGGATTTGCGGTTGTTGGGACTCTCGTCTGGAACGACGCAACTCCTGCGTGCGGCAATGATTG